AGCGACCAGCGACCAGCGACCAGCGACCAGCGACCAGCGACCAGCGACCAGCGACCAGCGACCAGCGACCAGCAGTAAATCAAGAAAGTCTGTAAAATCTGTTGAGCCGGAAATTACCGAACTGGCGAACTCATGGCTTAAATCTTACAGGCTTGATTACAAGTTGCAGAATGCATCACTTAACGGAGAGATCGATAACGCACTGGACGCTTATTTTTCGAAAAATGGCGGCGCAGGCGGTAATCGTCCCGACGTAAAACTCCTTGTTAAGGACAAATACGGCAAGCAGTATCCCGTTCTCATCGAGTATAAAGGCTACAAGGACAGGCTTATCAGACTTGGCAGCAACGGTATTATTGAGAACAAAGATGCCAGAAAAGAATGGAATTTTAAAAATATTAATGGATACGCGGTGAATGGCGCAGTCCATTATGCCAACGCACTTCTTCAGTTCACCAATTACCCTGATATTATTGCTATTGGTATGACCGGCTGGCGCGATGATGGTACAGGCGAACTGCATCATGAAATCGGCGTGTGGTACGTATCAAAGAATAATTTAGGAGCCGGACAGAAGGTTGGTGAATTCACCGACTTATCGTTCCTTGCTGACAAAAATGTTGATGGATTTCTCAACAAGATAAAGCTGCTTAATCTTCCTCCCGAAGAACTGGAAAAAATCAAGGCCAGCAAAGAGGAAGAGATAGACACGCGACTTTCCCGTCTGAATAACGATATTTACCAGAATGAAAAGGGGCTTGGTGAAAGCGATCGTGTTTACCTTGTTGTGGCTACCGTTATTGCAACGTTGGGGATTCCGGGAAAGTTAGCACCGCTGGATAAAAAAGAACTGACCTCTTCAACGGAGGAGGACTTGCGTGATGGTGATATTATTTTCAGGAAAATAAGGAATTTTTTAAGGCTGAAAGCTGTTCCTGAAACAAAAAGAGAAATGATTTTGCGCTCGTTGCAAAATACGCTGTGGACTGAAAACATTAACAAACCAGTCAACGGTGAAAGCCAGTTAAAGCGCGTGTTTGTTAAAGTTGTTGATGATCTTGGGGAGTATTACAAAATTGGACTGACCACCGATTTTACGGGCAAACTGTTTAATGAGATGTATCGCTGGCTTGGATTTACGCAGGACAAGCTCAATGACGTCGTTCTGACACCACCTTATGTTGCCACATTGCTGGCACGACTCGCCAGAGTAAACAAAGATTCCTATGTGTGGGATTTTGCTACAGGTTCTGCGGGATTGCTTGTGGCTGCAATGAATGAAATGCTCATTGACGCCAGAGAAAATATTCACTCACCGAACGAACTACAACTTAAGGAAGCGCAAATCAAGGCTGAACAGCTTCTTGGCCTTGAGGTGTTATCCAGTATTTATATGCTGGCCATCCTGAATATGATTTTGATGGGGGATGGTAGCTCGAATATCCTCAATAAAGACTCGCTGGCCGATTTTGACGGCAAGTATGGATTTGGGAAAACAGGAGAAAAATTCCCTGCGGACGCATTTATTCTCAATCCTCCGTATTCAGCTAAAGGTAACGGCATGATTTTCGTGCAGAAGGCGCTGTCGATGATGGATAAAGGCTATGCTGCAGTGATTATCCAGAGTTCAGCTGGCACAGGAAAGGCTACGGAGTACAACAAAAAAATACTCAAGGAAAATACCTTGCTGGCAAGCATCAAAATGCCTGCGGATCTGTTTATTGGTAAATCAAGCGTTCAGACGTACATTTACGTTTTTCAGGTAAAAATTCCGCATAACGCGAAACAGGCTGTTAAGTTTATCGACTTTTCCAATGACGGCTACGCTCGCTCTAATCGCAAAAAGGCAAGAAACAATCTTGTTGATGCCGATCGTGCAAAAGAGCGTTATCAGGAGGTTGTGGATCTGGTTCACTTCGGGAAAGGTTGCCTTAATATCTTTACGGAGGATGAATATTTTGAGGGAACAATCGATCCTGATAGTGGTGAGGACTGGAATCAGACCAGGCCAGTAGATGCTAGGCCAACGCTGGAGGATTTCAAAAAGACGGTAGGTGATTACCTTGCATGGGAGGTCTCGCAATTACTGAAAAAACAAGGTGAAAACAATTTTGCGGGAAAGTAAATTCCCCGCTCAGCGATAAATTAAGAAGCGTTGAGTGGGGAGAGTTCAGGATTGGCGATTTGTTCTATGTGAGCACAGGCTCGCTTATCTCCTCAGGAAGATTAAAACCAGGCAAAATCAAACGTGTTTCAGCAAAGAGCGATCAAAACGGTATCATCGGAGAGTTTGATACCGAGTTTATGGATGATGCAAGGCATTATGAAAATTTTATAAGCGTTAATTTTTTTGGAGATGCTTTTTATCATCCTTATTGTGCCAGCGTAGAAATGAAGGTGCATGTTCTTACATTAAAATCAAGTAAGTCCGACTTTAATGCAAAGCGCGGACTGTATGTTGCCAGTATGATTAATAAAGCTTTAAAGGGGCGTTTTAATTATGGTCAACAGTTATCGAGTTCCAAACTCAGAGATGGAGAATATTTCATCTCATTACCAGTGAAAAATAATGAAATTGACTGGTTTTTTATGGATAATTATATAGAAGAGCTGGAAGCGGCCCATATAGAAGAGCTGGAAGCATACCTGATAGCTGCTGGGCTGAGTGATTACCAACTAACGGAAAAAGATTATCTTATCCTGGAACATTTTAAAAATATTGAATTTTCAGGCTTTCCTGTTACTGAGTTATTCTCAGTGTGCAATACAGGAAACATATTGTCTAGAGACATCATAGAAAATAGTGGGGATGTTCCTTATCTTTGTGCTAGCCGTGATAATAACTCTGTTAGTTCTTATATCGCCTATGATGACTCACTCTTGGAAAAAGGGAACTGTATTTTTATTGGTGGTAAGACATTCGTTGTAACTTATCAGGAGCGAGACTTTTTTTCAAACGACAGTCATAATTTGCGACTCTATGTTAACAATGAGGATGGAAGGACAAAGTTTGCTTATTTGGGCATTATTTCATGTATTTATAGGTCTATTTCACATAAATATTCATGGGGGGATAGTGTTAGTAATAGAAAAATTAAGAACGATGTTATTTGGTTGCCAGTGAAAAATAAGTCACCTGACTTTTGTTATATAAATGACCTTATTTCAGTTGTTCATAAGCTTGTCATTAAAGATGTTGTCCAGTACGCAGAACGCAAAATGAACGCATACAGGCAAGCTATAACAAGTCGCGGTTATGATGATTCTGGTGTCAGTTAAAAAACATTTTACAATCGTAAAAATCCTCATATCATGATAAGAATGGTTACATTGCCACGCAGCCGAATCCGCCGATGAGCGGGCTTTTTTGTTGCTGAAAAAGAAAACAACAGGTGGTTAGCAGGGTATCAGTTAATCGGGGAAATTTTTAAATACCTCACAATTCAGCAAGTTGATGATTGTCTGGCTGGCGGTGAATTTGTTAAAAATCGCAACGCATGGTGAATCCCCCTCAGCGGCGGGGCGGCTGGTGCGGGCTGGCATTTTTAATGTCACAGGCAATGTGAAAGACGCGGGTTCGGTGGCACCGGGCTGAACTCACCGGGAGGCACCCGGCACTATGCAGTTAACTGAAACCAGGTAATACTCTCAGGCCCCTCATCGCAGGGGCCTTTTTACATGCAAAAAAAGCCCGCGCCGGGAGGCGCGAGCGGCAAGGAATAAAACAAAGAAAGTGAGTTTCGATTATTCACCGTGTGAATAATACCCGATGGTGATGAGACTGCGCAACTGCGCGGCCTTTTCGTTTTTACTGGCAGTTGTCTTTTGTATTTTCAGACTTCAGTCAGTCCTTATCTGATTCAACCCACTATCCCGGCCGGGAGGATTCATGGCATTTAAACATTATGATGTGGTCAGGGCATCATCGCCGTCAGACCTCGCAGGAAAACTGACGCAAAAACTGAAGGAAGGCTGGCAACCCTATGGTAGTCCGATTATCTCAAACGCGGGTTATGGTGCTGAATTTATCCAGGCTATAGTCGCTGAAGGGGATATGACCTCTCCGGTAGTTTCACCGGGGGGAGATGGTACCCGGACTGTTGTTGTTGAACCAGAATATTACTTTGTCATTGCGCTGGCCGGACAGTCAAACGGCATGGCGTATGGTGAAGGCCTGCCGCTGCCGGAGACATATGACCGTCCGGACCCGCGTATTAAACAGCTGGCGCGTCGCAGTACGGTGACACCGGGTGGTGCGGCCTGTGCATATAACGACATCATTCCGGCGGACCACTGCCTGCATGATGTGCAGGATTTGAGCCGTTTTTCTCATCCGAAAGCCAGCGCAGAGCAGTATGGGTGTGTCGGACAGGGATTGCATATTGCCAAAAAGCTGTTGCCCTTTATGCCGGAAAATGCGGGTATTTTGTTAGTGCCGTGCTGTCGTGGTGGCTCTGCGTTTAACCGGGCACAGGAAATCACTGCATCAGGGCTGGCGCTGACGCCACAGGATTATAAATTCCATTTTTACGCCTGGTGGCAGGATCTCAAATACAGCGCCAGAGTGCCGGAAAGCGGACTTAAGCTGTCACGGGAAAAAACAGCGTATTTTTCTGCGGTTGAAAAAGCAATGAACATCACGCTTACCGATGAGCAGAAACACTGGTACATCTGCAAGGAAACTGAACAGCGTGAGGAAATGAAGCAGGAATTTCCCTCAACGCCACAGGAGGCGTTTCTGACGTCAGGACGACGGGTGTTCAGTGCGGAAAGCACGCTGCAGGCAGAGTCATTCTGTTCGCCACCGCTGATTGTTTATGACATTGAACCGGTTACAGGAACGAAGACCAAAGCGCAGTCTCTGCGTGACGGGAATAAAGCCGAACAGCACCGGACGCTGATGAATTATCTGCTGGTCTGGGAGCTGCCGGATCCGGATGAAGAGTATGTATGCGGAGCGGATACCGCTGAGGGGCTGGAGCACGGAGACCGCTCATCGCTGGATATCATCAGATGCAGTAATGGTGAGCAGGTGGCTCACTGGTTTGGTCATCTCGATGCGGAGCTTTTCGCTCATCTCATTGCGCAGGTCTGCCGTATGTACAACAATGCGTTTGTGGGGCCGGAGCGTAACAATCACGGACATGCCGTTATCCTGAAACTCAGGGAACTCTATCCGACGCGTTATATCTACAACGAACAGCACCTTGACCAGGCATATGACGACGATACGCCCCGTCTTGGCTGGCTGACAACCCGCCAGAGTAAACCGGTCCTGACAGAGGGAATGAAAACGCTGCTGAATAACGGCCTGTCGGGGATCCGCTGGTCGGGCACATTATCAGAAATGAACACCTACGTTTATGACGCGAAAGGCTCCATGAATGCACAGGAAGGCTGTTTTGATGATCAGCTTATGAGCTACATGATTGCCCAGGAGATGCGCGCCAGAATGCCGGTGAGGGTAAAACAGAAAACGGATAAACGCAGAACCACACACTGGATGGCTCACTGATGAAAAATGAAACTAATACCATGGCGACGAAAAACGACAACGGAGCCACGCCGCGTTTTTCTCAGCGCCAGTTACAGGCGCTTTGTTCTGATATTGACAGTCAGCCTAAATGGCGCGATGCCGCAAACAAGGCCTGTGCGTATTACGATGGTGACCAGTTGCCACCGGAAGTTCTCCAGGTGTTGAAAGATCGCGGTCAGCCGATGACCATCCATAACCTCATCGCGCCTACCGTTGATGGTGTTCTGGGTATGGAGGCCAAAACGCGGACTGATCTGTTGGTGATATCAGATGATCCTGATGATGAAACAGAAAAACTGGCTGAAGCTATTAATGCTGAATTTGCCGATGCTTGCCGCCTTGGAAATATGAATAAAGCCCGTTCTGATGCCTATGCGGAACAAATCAAAGCGGGGCTCAGCTGGGTGGAGGTCAGACGGAACAGCGATCCGTTCGGGCCTGAGTTTAAGGTGTCTACTGTCAGCCGGAATGAAGTGTTCTGGGACTGGCTCAGCCGGGAGGCTGATTTAAGTGACTGCCGCTGGCTGATGCGCCGCCGCTGGATGGATACCGATGAGGCAAAAGCCACATTTCCGGGAATGGCTCAGGTTATCGATTATGCCATTGATGACTGGCGTGGTTTTGTCGATACCACGGTTACTGAAGGCCAGCCCAGTCCGTTGATGAGTGCATGGGAAGAGTATCAGTCATGGGATCGACAGCAGAACGAATGGCTTCAGCGTGAACGCCGTCGTGTGCTGCTTCAGGTGGTTTATTACCGTACATTCGATCGCCTGCCTGTGATGGCGCTCAGCAGTGGCAGGGTGGTGGCCTTTGATAAAAATAATCTGATGCATGCGGTGGCTGTGGCATCCGGGCGGGTGCAGGTGAGAGTCGGGCGGGTAAGTCGTATTCGTGAAGCCTGGTTTGTGGGACCGCACTTTATTGTGGATCGCCCCTGCAGTGCGCCGCAGGGGATGTTCCCGCTGGTTCCCTTCTGGGGATACCGGAAGGATAAAACCGGGGAGCCTTACGGGCTGATTTCCCGGGCCATTCCGGCACAGGATGAGGTGAATTTTCGTCGTATAAAACTGACGTGGTTGCTTCAGGCCAAACGCGTGATTATGGACGAGGATGCCACCCAGTTGTCAGACAACGAGCTGATGGAGCAGATCGAGCGTCCGGATGGCATTATTAAACTGAATCCGGCCCGAAAAAATCAGAAAAGCGTTGCTGATGTTTTCCGGGTTGAACAGGATTTTCAGGTTGCCAGCCAGCAGTTTCAGGTCATGCAGGAGTCGGAAAAACTTATCCAGGACACGATGGGGGTTTATTCCGCATTTCTCGGGCAGGATTCAAATGCATCGTCCGGTGTGGCGATCAGCAACCTGGTGGAGCAGGGAGCCACAACCCTTGCCGAAATCAACGATAACTACCAGTTTGCCTGCCAGCAGGTGGGAAGGCTGTTGCTCGCTTATCTTCTTGATGACCTGAAAAAGCGGCGCAATCATGCGGTGGTGATTAATCGCGATGATCGTCAGCGTCGCCAGACCATTGTCCTCAATGCTGAAGGTGATAATGGTGAACTGACCAATGATATTTCAAGGTTAAATACACATATTGCGCTGGCTCCTGTTCAGCAGACACCGGCGTTTAAGGCACAGCTTGCACAGAGAATGTCAGAGGTTATTCAGGGGCTGCCGCCTCAGGTGCAGGCTGTTGTGCTCGATCTGTGGGTTAATCTTCTGGATGTGCCGCAGAAACAGGAATTTGTCGAACGTATTCGTGCGGCGCTGGGGACGCCAAAATCACCGGATGAGATGACTCCGGAAGAGCAGGAAGCGGCAGCACAACAGCAGGCGCTGGAGCAACAGCAGGCAGAACTTCAGATGCGCGAAATGACAGGCCGGGTGGCTAAACTGGAAGCAGAAGCTGCCAGGGCACGCGCGGCTGCGCAACGGGATAATGCTGGCGCACAACGGGATGTCGCCGCGGCACAGGGACAGCGTTATGTGGATGCGCTTAACCAGGCACATACGGCAGAAATCATTACCGGCATACAGAATATGGAACAGGAGCAGGAAGTTCTTCAGCAACAGATGCTGCATACACTACAACAGCGGATGCATGAAATGCCGCTCTGAAAATCCTGAACTTAACGGAACCCCGTCATCGTACGGGGTTTTTTGTTTCCGGAGATAAGCGTTCCGGGAGCGGTGCGCTTATTCGCGGGGGCAGCGATAAGCCTTATTTACTCAACCATTCGGATCTGTCCGATAAACAGACCATGCGGAGTTATTTATGGATTTTGAATTTACGGGTGAAGAAACCCCTGAACAACTGGAAAAAATGCTGGAAGGGCTTGGGGATGTGGATATTGACGGTCACGAACAGGACGGCGTGACAGAGGCCGCCACAGAAAATCATGCGGATGAGGCAGCACAGACACAGACGGGCGATAACACTGCGGCACCGACGCCGGATGCCAGTGCTGAGCAGACGCAGGACGTGAAGGAGCCGGAGGCGAAGGGTGTGCTCACCCGCGATGGTAAACACGTCATTCCCTATGAAGTCCTTGAGGCTGAACGTTCCGGTAAGCAGCGGGCCGAACAGGAAGCCGCACTTCTTCGGGGACAGATAGCCGAAGAAAAACGCCTGGTTGAACTGCTGACGTCTCAGATCCACCAGGCCGGTATGAAACCCGCACCGTTACCGGAAAACGAAAAAATCTCTGATGAGAAGATTGCCCGTATCAGGGAGATGTATCCGGAAATTGGTGACGCGGTGGCTTCGCTCATCCGTAAAAATAACTATCTCCAGTCCCGTGTTCAGCAATCAGCACAGCAGGCAGAAGGTCATGGTGGTGAGGATTTATCACCGGTTCTTGATGCGATGAATGCCGTGCCGGTGCTGAAAACATGGCAGAACTCCGATCCGGATCGCTTCTCGGTTGCCGTATCCATCGACGGGAAGCTCCAGAATGACCCCGCATGGAAAGACAAACCGCTCACTGAACGTTTCGCCGAAGTGGCCCGCCGTACGCAGCTCGCTTTTGGTGAAGCCAGTGAGCCGCCTTCTGATGACAAGGCAGATAACACGGATATCCGGAAAACGGCGGAAGAAAAAGTGAAAGCCGCTGAACGGGAGATGGCAGTGCCTGCTTCCCCGTCAGAGCTTGGCAACACGGCTTCCGTCGGAACCGGTGATAATTTTGAACGGTTACTTGGTGCTTCCCATACCGAAATTGAAGCCGCCATGCGAGGCATGACGGACGCTGAAATTGACGCGATTCTGGAAAAACTCGGGTAACCACTGAAGGAGTACTGACGTAATGACCACAGTAACAACAGCCCAGGCGAATAAGCTGTATCAGGTGGCGCTTTTCACGGCTGCCAACCGCAACCGCTCAATGGTGAATATACTCACTGAACAGCAGGATGCACCAAAAGCAGTTTCGCCTGACAAGAAAAGCACGAAGCAGACCAGTGCCGGTGCACCGGTTGTGCGAATCACGGACCTCAACAAACAGGCCGGTGATGAAGTGACGTTCAGCATCATGCACAAACTCTCTAAACGTCCGACGATGGGGGATGAGCGCGTTGAAGGCCGTGGTGAAGACCTCAGCCATGCTGATTTTTCCCTGAAAATTAATCAGGGCCGTCACCTGGTGGATGCGGGCGGACGTATGAGCCAGCAGCGTACGAAGTTCAACCTGGCATCCTCTGCCAGAACGCTGCTGGGTACGTACTTTAACGACCTGCAGGACCAGTGTGCGATAGTGCATCTTGCCGGTGCCCGCGGTGATTTTGTTGCTGATGACACCATTCTGCCAACGGCAGATCACCCTGAATTCAAAAAAATCATGATCAACGACGTACTGCCGCCGACGCATGATCGTCATTTTTTCGGTGGGGATGCGACGAGTTTTGAGAGTATTGACCAGTCTGACCTGTTCACCCTTGCGCTGGTCGATAATCTCTCGTTGTTTATTGACGAGATGGCTCATCCGTTACAACCGGTACGCCTGTCCGGTGATGAGCTGTATGGCGAAGATCCGTATTACGTCCTCTACGTCACGCCGCGTCAGTGGAATGACTGGTACACCTCCACGTCCGGCAAGGACTGGAACCAGATGATGACGCGTGCCGTAAACCGCTCAAAAGGGTTTAACCATCCGCTGTTCAAAGGCGAATGTGCGATGTGGCGCAATATTCTGGTCCGTAAGTATGCGGGGATGCCGATCCGTTTCTATAAGGACTCAAAGGTCCTTGTATCGAAAAACGATATGGCAGCAACCACAGAGGAGAAGCAGGCCAAGACCAACATCGACCGTGCCATGCTGCTGGGGGCTCAGGCGCTGGCGAATGCGTACGGCCAGAAGGGCGGCGGCCACTTCAACATGGTTGAGAAGAAAACGGATATGGATAACCGTACTGAGATAGCAATCAGCTGGATCAACGGTCTGAAAAAAATCCGTTTCCCCGAGAAGAGCGGCAAGATGCAGGATCACGGTGTTATTGCCGTTGATACCGCAGTGAAGCTGTGATTTTTCCTTTCCCCATGCCGGGTTATCGCCCGGCTTTTTCAGGAGTCATTAATTATGGCAAAGACTATCCTTGCTCCGTCACTGAGTGAGCGGGTTTATTCAGGTACGCATGGTAATGAGTCGGTGGCAGAAGGTGTGTTTACAGTGAATGCTGCCGAACAGGAAACCGTTATTAATCTTCTCTCACTGCCGACTGGCGTTCGCATTAATGGGATCCAACTGATTTCAAAAGGTGGTCTTGGTGGTACGGCGACCGTCAGCGTTAAATCTGGCAAGCATGAGCTCATTGGTGACAGTGGTGCAGTAACTGCCAGCTTTGCTAAATATGTGCCAGTGGAGCCGTACACCACACAGAGTGATGGAGAGCTGGTTACGGTCACCATTAAGACAGCTGCTGCGACCGGTACCCTGAATGTTCTGCTGCGTTATACCGTGGTGGGATACTGATATAAACCTTCCGGCCCGCGTCATGCGGGCTTTTTTATCCGGGGAATTATATGAGCGAGAAAATTGCCGTTGTCTATATCGGCCCCAAACCCGTGAAAAAGGATACCCTTACCGGGAGTCGTACACTGTTCCCGCGTCTTGAGCCGGTGCATGTTGACAGCGCGCTTGCCTGGCAGTTGCTGGCCTTTCCGGATGTCTGGGTTCGTCATGAAGAGCTTGATGGTGTGCTCAAAAAGCAACAACAGGATGAGCAGTTGCGGCAGGCACAGCAGGCGCAGGAAAGAGAACAGGTTGCTCTTACAGAAGCGGAGAACAGTTTTGTGGTTAGCGTTGGTGGTCAGGATGTGGATTTGAGCAAACTCACGTCCGCACGGCTGGCAACGTTGTGTGAGGCAGAAGAGCTGAATATTCACAAAGACCCGAAAGAAACGGCTGATGCATTTCGTGTCCGTGTGCGTGAGGCATTTCGCCGTCGTGTTGCGGAGACTGAACAGCATGGCGGAACTGACTGATTTTTTACCGTATGTCCGTCGCCATATCAGTGGTCCGCTGAGCATTATGATGACGGATGCATTATCCATGTCGGCAGTGGCATTCTGCCGTCAGTCCCTGTTGTGCCGCCGTGAAGCCACGCTGTCACCGTCAGCCGGAGAGGACTGTGTGCTGCCATATGACGCGGAGAATGAAGAGTGCGTACATATTATTCGTATCCTCGCTGACGGGCGTGAGCTTTTTGCCGGTCATGATGTGGAAATCCGCCCGGGGCGGGTAATGCATTTTGCCTGTTCGCCCGGAGAGGTGAGTGTGCTTTATGCCGTTGCTCCGAAAGCAGGGAGCCGTCAGGTGCAGGATGAACTGCGGGCATGGTCTGAAGAAGTGGCTGCAGGGGCGCTTGAACGGTTGTTCATGCAGACCGGGGTTTCATGGTCAGACCCGTCGCGCGCACAGTATTTCTCTGTGCTGTTTTCTGAGGGTATCCGTCGGGCATATCGCGACACACTGGCGACAAGTCCGTACTCCTCATACCGCAATCCTGTCCGCAGACAAAGGTTTTACTGATGACGACGATTACTGAAATCATCGGACGAGTGAACACGCAACTGGTTGACCCGATGATGGTGCGCTGGCCTCTGGCTGAGCTGTGTGATTATTACAATGATGCTGTGCGGGCGGTGATTCTGGCAAGGCCGGATGCAGGCGCAAGTCTGGAGACGCTGAATTGTGTTCCTGGTGCACGTCAGACTTTGCCTGATGGCGCAATACAGCTTCTTGACGTGATATGCCTCAGCGATGGCAGTGCTGTAAAACCGCAATCCCGTGAGGTGCTTGATGCACAGTATCCCGACTGGCACATGCTGAGGGGGAAACCGGAATGCTTTATCAGCAGTGACCTTGCCCCGCGCGTGTTCTGGCTGTTTCCGGCACCGGAGGAGGCTGTGAGTGTTGATGCTGTGGTCAGCCGCATTCCGGAGGCGGTGTATGTTCTGACGCAGGATGATGACACGCCTGTACCGCTGGAAGAGGCTTATGTTAACCCGCTGGTTGACTGGATGTTGTTTCGTGCATTCAGCAAGGATGCAGCCGGTGGTGCAGAGTCAGGACTGGCAGCACAACATTATCAGAGTTTTGTTGAGCAGCTCGGGATTAAACAGGGTGCAGACAGTGCATTGTCTGCCCGCAAGAAGGTGTTTAACGGAGGTGGAATGTGAGTGTTGTTGTTTCGGGGACGCTGAAATCTCCTGATGGTGAGGCGATATCAGGCGCAAATATTACCCTGACGGCGCTGACAGTTTCACCGGATGCGCTCAGCGGCACCAGTGCGTCAGCAGTGACTCGTGACGGCGGGTATTACGGAATGACGCTGGAGCCGGGGGAGTATGCGGTTTCAGTGACGGTGAAAGGGAAGACTGCTGTCTACGGACGTGTGCGTATTGAGGGGACTGAAAGTACGGTGACGCTCAATATGCTGTTACGGCGTAGTCTTGTTGAGGTGAGCATACCCGGAGAACTGCTGACAGATTTCCGGCAGATACAGAACAATGTGGCGGATGACCTTGCCACGATTCGTCGTCTGAACGAAGACACGGCGGTGAAAAATAATCAGGCTTCACAGTCGAAGGAAAGCGCTGCTGCCAGTGCGAAGACTGCATCAGAAAGCGCGAAGGCTGCGACCAGCAAAGCGACGGAGTCTGCACAAAAAGCCAGTGAGGCTGCAGAGGCGGCGACCCGGGCAGGTGAGTCTGAAAAGGCAGCGGCAGCTGACGCTAAAGAGGCCAGACAACATGCTGAAACCGCCAGAGTGGCTCAGGAGGCCGCCGGAGACGTTCTTAAACGTGCTGAGGCTGCTACGGTTAGTGCTGAAGAAGCCAGACGTATGGCTGAGAATGCACGAGGACCTAAAGGCGATACAGGGCCGAAAGGTGATGCTGGTCCTCGTGGTGAAACAGGTCCGGCGGGTCCGCGTGGGGAGAAAGGTGAGCAGGGAGAGCGCGGACCTCAGGGCATACCGGGCCAGAAAGGTGATACAGGAGAACGGGGACCTCAGGGAGTACAGGGGCCAGCTGGCGCAACAGGGCCATCTGGCCCACGTGGTGCGACCGGGCCACAGGGAGCAATGGGGCCGCGTGGTGAAACCGGGGCCAGAGGCGAAAAAGGAGACCCGGGGGGGCCTCAGGGACCAAAGGGGGATACTGGTCCGAGAGGTGAGCCGGGGCCGGCAGGAGCAAAGGGAGAGCGCGGTGAGACCGGACCTGCGGGGCCGAAAGGGGAACCCGGGGAACGTGGTCCGCAAGGATTACAGGGCCCCGCCGGAGAGAGAGGTGAACCGGGTCCGGCAGGTCCGAAAGGTGAACGAGGCGAAGCCGGACCTCAGGGACCTCGTGGGGAGCCAGGCCCGGCGGGCAGCGCAGCAAATGTGGCAGATGCGACGACGGCACAGAAGGGAATTGTGCAGTTAAGCAGCGCAACGGACAGTGATGATGAAACGAAGGCAGCCACACCGAAAGCTGTGAAGGCGGCTATGGATGAGGCCAGGGCAGCGAAACAGAAGGCAGAAGAGGTTGCGACAACCCGCCCGTCGGGAGAAAGCATACCTGGACCGAAAGGTGACAGGGGCGAGCAAGGACCGGCAGGTCCCACAGGTCCGAAAGGTGAGCGCGGTGAACCCGGACCTCAGGGACCTGCAGGACAGAAAGGTGAGCAGGGCCTCCGTGGGCTGCAGGGGGCGACAGGACCTGCGGGAGCAGTGGGGCCCGCAGGCCCACGGGGACCGGCTGGTGCAGCTGGTCCCAAAGGTGATGCAGGTCCGGCAGGGCCACGAGGTGAAAGGGGACCAGCGGGGGCACAGGGTGTTCCGGGGCCGGTTGGTCCGGCAGGTCCTGCGGGTAAAACGGGGCCACGAGGTTTGCAGGGAGAAACAGGAAGACAGGGCCCGACAGGTCCACAGGGCCCGACAGGTGAACCCGGACCACAGGGACCACAAGGGCCAACCGGAAGGCTGGTACCCGGGGAAATTTACAGCATCGGAACATACATTATTGCCGCACTAGGCCCGTATATAACCGACATCGGCAGAACCTATCAGCCAGGAGAAACTGTATCGGGTTCACGCCTTAAGCGATGCGCCCTAATCAAAGACGAAAACGGAAACTATATGAAAGCTAACACCGATGGCATTGACGGCATACTATCCTCAGTTCCGGGCTCATGGATGGTGTGTAATGAAATTACGTCGACAAATGACAATGAAGGCATCGGGCTGTTCCAGCGCGCATACTGACAGACAGGAGATGACATGAATGTGGAAAAAAATAAGCAATCCGCAATGGGCAGATAAAGATCACACTGCTGTTAATTGCATGGTGAAGTTTGAGCAC